TTGTCAATTTCACTGCTTACCGAGTCACTATCCTGCTGTGCCGGTATCACAGGTATGTCCAAATAGAACCCTGCCACCTGTTTTTTCCGCAAATCGTTCAAAGACATGCGGATACTCTGGGTTATGTTGGGACAAGTCTCTAAATCTGACGTTTCATATGGGACAACTAACTGTTCTGCTGGGATAAATTTGCTTACGGCCCTGTTCAACGTCTCATCAAAGTAAACTTTCTTGAATGTTGAGCCTGCTAACGGCAAATAAAACAACATCTGGTCAAGTTCAGGCGTATATTCTTCCATCACATTGGTGATGTAGTAGTTCATAAACTGCCTTACGCGCTGTGACTGCTGCTGTTTGTCCCTTGTTTCGCTTCCCACAATAGTAGTTCGCACGGGGCCGCTGGCTGGCAACAACTCATTGAACGCCTGCGCCTGAAACTGCGTAGCCGCCTCGGCAAGCAACGGGTGCGTAACCCCAGAAGCCCCTCTGAACGGCTGGGTCCTCTCCTCGTAGTTGAACCCAAGCAGTTCAAGACCGTTTGCATAAGCATCTTCCCACTCCTGTCTGCTTGATTTGTTGGCATCAAACTCCGATAACAACTCGCCCGCAATGCGACCAAGCTCACGTTCCGGCATCTCTTCTGCCAAGTTCATGTAAAAATCGTCGCTCATGCCGCGCTGATCCTGCGGATCAAAGTCCACCGTCATACCGCCATCTTCATCCGGCGTAATCTCAACATCCATGTTTTCCGCCATGCCCTCAAAAGACACGACGTTCTCCATGCTGCCGGGGACCTCCAGTTCTACTTCAGCCGCCAGATCTTCAGGATCAAGTTGTGACGGGACATTTTTCTCAATCATCCCAGCTATCGGTTCACGAGCCATGAGCTATCTCCTTTGGCCTAACTTACCATAGGCCGGTTCATATTCCTAGCTGTTGACGCAAGGGACGCAACGCCCATAGGGCCGCGGCCCGTGTTCCGCGCTACGTCAGCTAATGTTACTATGCCGCCTTCTTTATAAAGAACCGCGCCTTTTCGAGGACCCTTAGTTTCCTCTTTAACTAATTCACGAGCCTGTTTACCCAAGCTGTCTTCATATTTTCTACGATACGCTCCTTTGAAGCTATCTCTTCTGCTACTTCTTCTGTCTTCTAACTTATCCATAGCCTCGGATAAGCGAGGGCTAATCGCTATTCGTGCTTCTAAATTCATGGGAAAAAGTTCAGAAGCCTCTTTTATTATGTCGTCAACCAAAACTCTTTTTTGACGATGTAACTCATTAAACGCCCGTGCTTCCGGTAATTTGTCTACGTTAAACTCTAATTCTTTTGCCGTTTGAGGCCACTTTGAAGCTATCTCTTCTGCTACTTTTCTACGATACGCTCCCACTGCGTAATAATCATCATCCCTTAACTCCGTTTTGTTTTTACGGATCATGTCATTCACCATGATCTCAACATGGTTATCTGGAACACCACTTTTTAAAACATTAATCCCAAGATCCGGGTCAGGCTGTATTTGATAAAAAAGCTTCCAAGCCGGTACAAACTCATCTAACCTTTTAATTTCACTTTCAATTTTTCTTTTGTAATTATCTATCAAAGCGTCTCTATTAGGCATGTCTTTATTTAAGGGGTTTAACGTATTTTTTAAATTATCTTGTGATGCTGTAATAAACGAAATACGTGCGATAAGATCACTATCTGGTTCAAGATGAAGAGAACCTCTAGCGTCGGTAGCGTAGTCGCTAGAACCTAATTTTATTTTAGCCCCGCCTAAAACCGAATTTTTACTGAGAGTCGTTTTTTCCCCTATCTGCTGTATGATATTTCTATCAACCGCATCATTACCTGCCTTACGATAAGCATCCTCTAAATCGGCTCTAAGGTTCGTATGACGTTGAACATCAAATGGACTGTCTGGGTTGTTTTGAGAAATGTCGGCTAATTTCTGTAAAAAAGATTCCGGTATTCGGTTTTCCTCTCCGACGTTAACGAGAAAGTTTCCATCTATTTTGTTCTTGTACGCCCAATTAGCTAAAACCATTAATTCATTTTCTACAGGGCGGCGTAGCACTGGAGATTGCAAATTATTATGAAACGACCCCATTATTCTAGCGTGATCTATAAAACCGTCCCGATCACTAACTTCACCGGTTGCAGTGGTTGACGGTCGATTTACACGGGCTGCTTTTAAAACATTAAATAAATCTTGTTGTTTTTCTATAAACGAGGTCACGTCTTGTTTTTCACGGTCGCTTAACCTTCGCACTTCTACCCCCGCGCCCGACGCACCACCTAAATGTAACTCATCCTCATAATATTCCGTATTCGGTTTTAATTGTATGTGCTTGTTTCTATTATAGGCTTTCAACACATACGCAGATGGAGACAGATTTTCTATATCATCAAGTACAAGGTCCTCTGCTGTAAAAGTCTTTTCTTTAAATCTGGGGTCTATCTTTGCTGTCTGCTTTGGAACCACCACCAAAAGATCTTCAAAGTCATATTCGGTTACGGGAGCGGTGGCTCCTCCGCTCCCAGTAAAAGAAGAATAAGATAGATAGGGATCCCTACTCATAGAAAATCCCGGTCTTTTCACCTCCGCTGACGCAGCCTCTCCCTCCTTCGCTAGAAGTCTTCGTGCACGATTGCTGAACCCCGTATGCAAAATTAAATCTGATACTGTAATCTCTTTACCGCCCAGATCATATCCGCCCCTGTAAAAAAGAAGATCTTCTGTTCTAGGACCATAATTAGGATCAAAAAACTCTTCGGCTGCATCCGGATCAATTTTTAATAAATCATTAGATTTAACCCCATGCGCTAAACCTCGTATTCCTCCCTTACCTATTCTTAAACGACGCGCAAGATCCGCCGGTCCTGCACCAAGAATAGTTGAACCTTGCTCCGCGGCTTTTGCAGCGCTAATTACGGTTCCCGCTGCAACAGGGCCGGTTACTAAAAAGGGGTCTAACCGAAACTCTTCACCGCTGTCGGGATCATAGGCATAGTCTGCCCCCTCCATCATCGCTTGAGCACCCAACAACTGTTCTTTTGGAATTGAAGCTATACCCTCCCCTATCGCAGTCGCCGCTTCTTTGGGGTCGTCTTTCAAATATTTTACAAAATCAAGTATCCCCTTCACCACGGCAGGAGTCGCGGGCCGCGGTTCGCCGTAAATACCGGGAGAGGTAGTAGCATAGCGCTGCCCCATGTCTTCAGTGTATGTGGTCTGGGGCTCTTGAATTATAGGATATTCGGTGGGCGATAAATAGCTATACGCCGCCTCCAACCCACCAAGAACAGGAACCCCGGCGAAACGTCTCTCAGACGGCGGAATGCCTGAATAAACTTTTTTTTCAGCCAATGTCCCGCCCCAAGATGCGGCTCATTTGCGCTAAAATCTTAGGATCTAGGCTATCCATGACCTGATTGGCAGACGCCTGCATACCTGCCTGCCGCATCAACTTAGTGCCTACGGCATCATCTCTGTCGTTTAACTTAATCTTTGTGCCCATCTGAAACCCGCGCTTTTGTTCAAAACGCTGCTTCTCAATAGGACGGATCGGGAACTGTGGGTCAGCAAAGCCTTCGTAAAAATCTAGGTCCCCAATGCCCTGCCCTCGACCGGTAGCTGGTCCAATATCTTTGGGCGGGCTTTGGACCGGGGTCATGCCAAGAATAGGAAAGTCCCGATATTCGGTGGTCTCGCCTTCTGTATATGAGGGTCGGTTGCGCTGGATGAACTCAACAAACTGGTCCATGTCTTCCTGTGGAATAGCTGCCCCGCCGTCTTCAAAACCCAAATATTCAAAAAAGCTCTCATCCTCTTCCTCTCTGGGACCAGAAAAGTATTGACGAGCACCGGGACCAAGCTTTTTGTAATAACCGCCGCTAGCAGAAGCTTCAGGGGCCCCTGTCATGTAATCAAACGCATCCGAAAAGAAATCGCCTATGCCCTCAACGGCAGCCGCCCCAAGATCTACTACACTATCTGGCATCAGTAATAAGCCCTAACTCTCATGTTGGTGTCTTCCTCTTCCCAGTCATCCGACGGCAGTTGTACAAAATTACCCTGACGATACCGCATCAAAGCCTGTGTCATACTATCTACCAAATCGTCATACTCCCCGTTTGGAAACGCAGCCACCTCTTCGATCATCTCATCAGCAAAGGTGGTGTCGGGGGCCCAGACCATGCCTGCCTCAAAAAGAGGAGATACAGAATGAACTCGCGTAACCTTATCATTTCCCTTGCTCGGCGTAAAGTTAACAACGGGTATACCCATGTTTCTTAATTCATGCGTCAACGGTAAACCAGATGCCTTCGCTTCCACGATGACGGTGTCGGGGTCCCAGTATTTATATTCCTCCAAAGCAACCTGCTTGAGTTCAGGAAAATCCCAGCGTTGTTTCTTACTGTCCAAAAGTATAAGTGCCGGGGGTCCCCCTATCTCCTCTGGACGAAAAACACCCCACGTTGTAATCGCAGAAAAGTCAGAAGTTTCTCTTTTACTGAACGCCGTGTCGTAGCTCTGTATCACATACTCCAGATTGGGTATCTTGTCTTTCTCCCAACGCCTCCACCACTGACGAGGTATAATCGCGTTCTCTTCACCCGTCGGGTTCTGCTGATACTGCGCGTTCCATTTACTGGGCGGGATAGATGCGCGGACCGCGGTGAGATCTTCCATAGACCAGAACTCTGGCCAACACGGCGTGTCATCATCAAAAATGGCAGGAAGTTCTACAACCTCCCACTGATCTGCCAAAGGATCTTTAGCCATCGCACGAAGCAGTTGACCCGTCATGTCCTTTTCGGACCACCGGGTCTGAACCAAAACTATCGACCCACCCGGCTGGAGCCTCTGCCGGGGGCCCCCTGTGTACCAATCCCATGCGTCTTCAAAACCATTGGCCGACATCGCAGTTTGTTCCGAATGCGGGTCATCAATGATTACGAGGTCACCACCGCGTCCCGCCAAGTTCGATCCCACGCCAACGGCATAGTACATACCACCAGAGGCGGTGTCCCATCTTCCTGACGCTTTACTATCAGCAGCCAGACGCACTTCCGGGAATATGTCTTTGTAATCGTCACTATCAATTAAGTTCTTCGTCTTTCGTCCAAAGTTGACCGCAAGCTCCGTGGTGTGCGTTGCTTGAATGATCTTCATTTTTGGATTCTTACCCATCATCCATGCAGGAAACAAGAACGAAGCGAACTCGGACTTTGTATGACGTGGGGCCATATTGATAATCAAACGCTTTAACTCACCGCTGGCTACACGCTCCAGCTTATCGGCAATAATTTTATGGTGACGACCAGCGATAAACTCTGGCCACATATTTTTTACAAAGATCAAAAAGTCATCACGACAAGCTTCATTACGTTCAATCTGAGCTAGTCGAAGACGAAGTTTCGCCTCCTGATCTGAAACATCCATAGGGGGCCCCTAACTGCACAAAAGATACGCATAAATATGCACAATAATTAGGCAGTTAACAACTCATATCATTTTTCACATAAATATTTGCGAGAAACATGGCCCTAGCTAGCGCTAGCCACGCCGTGGGCGGCGGCGCGAAAATCGCGAAAAAATGACGGTTTTCTGCGGATTTTGACCCGATACGGCGGGGACCCTAACCACGGGCCGCGGGCCGCGGCGGGCGGTCAATAACAACGGGACGCGGGCCGCCGGTCCGGTTGCCGGTGGCCGGATCCAGCGGGCCGGATCCGGCGATTGCGGGCCGGTTGCCGGTTGCCGGTGACCACGGCCAACTGGCCACGGGTGGCGGGCCGGTATGTTTGGGGCAATGGGCGCGGGGCATGGCCCGCCGTGATTAACTGGCTTAATCGCCCAACGCGGGCCAGTGGCGGGCATTAAAAAACCCCCGCTGGATATGTACCGGCGGGGGCCTTGTCGGCGTTGTAGGGGCTTCTAGCTGTAATGGTA